GTACAGAAGCAAAAATGGGCTTGCAACAGATGGATGCTGATGGTAGAATAGGCGGTGAACCTGTACAAGAGCAACCACAAAGGCAAGATGATAGTATGGACGTAGCTAAACTAAAAGCTGCACTTTCTAGTTCTGGCATGTATGCGGGTGGTTTAACGGATGGTGATAGCCTTGATAATTTTATTGATGACGCTTCTCGTGACCCTATGGTTAATGGGAGAATGAGAGCAGGTGGTGCATCAGTTAAGATGGCTGTTGGGGGATTAGTACCCACAGGCACCTACGGGGATGTTACCAAGGTAGACAGTATTATTAAACAGCTTATGACTGCCGCTAATAATGATCCTAACTTAATGCAGAAGCTTTCTGATAAAGGCATTATGGTTAACAAGACAGGTGCAGATAAGAAGTCTGCTGAAATGCAACAAGCTAATAAACCTCAAGAACCCCTTAAGGCTGATGAAGGAACTCTTGTTAGTACCGACCCGTTTGATCTTGAAAAATATGATACTTTAGGAGGTAGCTTATTTGACGCTGCAGGTATAGAAGACCCCCTTGAAGCTATTGAAGAGACTTTTTTAGATTCAAAAGGTGTAATAGAACAAATTGTTTTGATTGGGCCTGATGGAATGGAAATACCTGTAGCTTGGAATAGTGCTATGCCTATCCCAAAGGGTTTCACTAAAAAGGCTACAAATGAGTATGGTGGAGCCACTACTGCTACTAATGCAGCTACTTCGCTAGTATCTAAACCTCGTATGACAAATGCAGAACTTCAAAAGAAGATAAATGAATCTGATGGAGGTATAAAGACGCCAGCAGAACTAGCGGCTAGTGGTGAAACTATTGCAACAGACCCTTTTAACTACAGAGAAGAATCTATAGAGGCTTTATCTGATAGATATTATAGTACAAAAAGGTTTAGTAACGCAGGTTCTATTATTGGCTTTATAGGTGGTCCTATAGGTACTATTATAGGTATTGCAGCAAAAGCAAACCATGAAATAGTAAAAAGACGTATTGAAATAGAAATAGATACGAGAGTAAAAGAAGGTAAAATAACTTCAAAAGACTTTGGGACAGAAAAAGAACCTAGCGACCTAAAAGTTCTTTTTGAAGCTGTATCAACTAAACTTCCTGCAGCAAAATATAGAGCTTTTGAAAAGGAAGCAAAACCGTCAAACTTAAATCCCGGCGCAATGTTTGAAAAAGGTAAAAGGGGTTTATTTGGTGTAGCCGAGGATCAAACAGGGGTTTTTGATAAATTTCTTGATGCTGCTGCTCAAAGGGGTGTTCAAACCGCTGCAGATAAAATTGCAGAAGAAGTATTAAATAAAACAAATGGCATACCTATTATTTCTGGTAGGAGTTCTACTAGCAGTAATACTAAGCCAAAACTTAAAGGTATTGAAAAAGTAAATGCACTTAAAGCTGCACGTAACTTTGCTACTACTAAACGCCTTGAAAAAGAACGCGAAATAGAGGCAGCAAGAGAAGCAGCACGAAAAGCAGCACAAGCAGCAGCAGCCGCACGAAGTAGGGCAAACAGAATAGCTAAAGGTAATATCACTGGCGGTAGTAGTGGCGATGGTGGAGGTACGTATAACTACACAAACCCGACCAAAGACCCCTCTTTATCTCCTCCGACTGCACCTGAACCAGACCGTGGTGGAGGTAGCTCTAGCGGAGGCAGTTCTAGTGGAAGTAATTTATCTACAGCAAGATCAAAAAACGAGGCAGCAGGTGGTTATACTGGTGGTGGTAAATATGGCGGCTTTGAGAGTGGCGGCTTAGTTTCTGCACCAGCAGCTAAACAAAAGAAACGAAAAACCCAGCGACGAAAAGGCTTAGGCACTAGGCCATAACTATAAAAAGGAAAACTAATGCCACCAGAACTAACAACTATGGAAAAACCTAAGACAGCAGGTTTTGTAGATAGCACATACCGCAATGCCAATGCACGGCGTATTGCTGAAGAAGAAGCTGAAATGGCTAAACTTGATGCAGCCCAAGAAGAGGGCGGTGAGCCACAAGAAGAGCAATCAGAAAGTGTTGCAAAAGAGCAACAGGTTGATGCTAAGGAGCCTGACACAGGGGAAGAACGCACATACAAGAAACGGTATGATGACATTCGCAAGCTCCAAAGCAACACTGCAGCAGAACTAAAGGCTATCAAGGCTCAACTAGAGAACGCCAAAGAGCAAGGCATTGTACGCCCACCAAAGAGCGATGAAGACATTCAGGCTTGGGCTGACAAGTACCCTGACGTTGCAGCTATTGTTGAGACTATTGCTGAGAAGAAAGCACAGGAGAAGTTTAGCTTTGCAGAGGAACGTCTACGTCAGATAGATGAAATGTCTGAAGAGGCTAACCGTAGTAAGTCTATGGATGCTATTCGTGAGTCACACAGTGACTTTGATGATCTCAAGGAAAGCGATGAGTTTCACGATTGGGCAGGAGAACAACCTAAGTGGGTACAGGATGCTTTGTATGAAAATCAAGATGATCCACGCTCTGTAGTACGGGTCATTGATCTGTATAAGGTAGATAAGGGCTTAGACACTAAGGCTCGTAAAAAGTCATCTAAGGCTGCTGCGTCTGCAGTTGTAACCAAGCGTTCATCTAAGCCAAGTGAGGCTGAGACTGAAGTTTCTTTTACTGAATCAATGATTAGCAAGATGTCTATGAAAGAGTTTGAAAAGAACCAAGACGCTATTATGGAAGCACAACGTACAGGTAAATTTATTTATGATCTTTCTGGGGGTGCAAGGTAAATAAAAGCTTGACAACAAAAGATTACTAAGTATAACTATACCTATGAATTACTACTTTGAGAAGCAAGCCCTACTTTATTGTAGCTACCTTGCTTCTCAATTACTACTAAGCACAACATATTAGTTAAGACCTACCTGAATTTACAGGCCCGTTATTGTAACGCCACCCTTCAAAATGCAGCCTCTTCAACTTGTGTTAAGCTTACTTAAACCTAAGCCAAACATTCAATGGAGGATTCATTATGGCTTTTACAACCGCAACAGGTTATGGGAATTTACCAAACGGTAATTTTAGCCCCGTAATCTATTCAAAAAAAGTACAGCTTGCATTCCGCAAGAGTACAGTAGTTGGTGACGTTACCAACTCAGACTATTTTGGTGAAATCGCTGCACAAGGCGATACAGTCAAGATTATCAAAGAACCAGAAATCTCTGTTTCTGAGTATGCACGTGGCACAAATGTCACAGCACAAGACTTAGACGATGAAGATTTTAATTTGGTTATTGACAAAGCTAATTACTTTGCTTTTAAGATGGATGATATTGAAGAGGCTCACAGCCATGTCAATTTCATGGACCTTGCAACTAGCCGTGCTGCCTATCGTTTGGCAGACAATCATGACCAAGAAGTTCTTGCGTACATGTCAGGCTACAAGCAGTCTTCTTTGCACAGCAAAGGTGATACCCTTAACACAACTGTTAATGGTACTAAAGCTGTAGCTTCTGCAGGTTCCAACGAACTGCTCTCCTCTATGCAACTGCATAAAGGTGACTTTGGTAACATCACTACAACGTCTGCTGGCACTCACTCAATTCCTGTGACTGCACGTATGCCGGGAGCGTCTTCGTTGCCAACTGCTACCGTTTCACCTGCAATGATTATCTCACGCATGAAGCGTTTGCTTGATCAACAGCAAGTTGACTCACAAGGTCGCTGGCTTATTGTTGATCCAGTATTTATGGAAATCCTTGCTGATGAAGATTCACGCTTCATGAACGCTGATTTCGGTGAATCAGGTGGTTTGCGTAACGGTCTGTCCGTTAACAACTTCCACGGCTTCCGTGTATATTCCTCGTCTAACTTGCCAGCACTAGGCACTGGACCGGGAACATCAGGCACTGCAAACCAACTCACCAACCTTGGTGTTATTGTTGCAGGACATGATTCTGCTGTCGCAACTGCAGAGCAGATCAACAAAACAGAAACATATCGTGACCCTGACAGCTTTGCTGACATTGTTCGTGGTATGCATCTATACGGTAGGAAGATTCTTCGTCCAGAAGCAATCGTCACTGCCCGTTATAACGCAGCATAAGGGAGTTATATAATGGCTACTTTTGATATGACCGCGAAAGCTACTGCTGGTGTTGATTCAGACAGCATTGCAGCAGCTACTTCTCGCTATCAAGCAATGGGAATGTACATGCGTGAAGCACGTTTGGACATTGCTAAAATGGTTGAAGATGGTTACTCTTGTACGAACGGAGACATCTTTCAGCTTTTAGAAATTCCTGCTAACACTTTGGTATTGTTTGCAGGTGCTGAAGTTGAAACAGCCTTTAATGGTACTTCCCCAACAGTAGATATTGATTTTGCTGCTGGTGATGATATTGTTGATGGTGGTGACGTTTCTTCTGCTGGTTTCTTAGCTTCAGGAACAAATGGTCAAAGTATGGTGGTAAATACTGCTGCTGCAGATACGTTTACGGCGCATGTAACAACTACAGATACGATTGATGTTAAGTTAATTGCATCTTCTGCAGATGTTACATCGGGCATTCTACGTCTTGTAGCTTGTTGCATTGATACTGGTCCTCGTGGCCGTGTTGCAGCAACGGAAGTTGACCGTGACCTCTTGGCATAAGTCAATAACTTTTGGGGCTGGTTACGTGCTGGCCCCATTAGTGTATCAAACCTATGCAACAAAAAACTCTTGGGGCATAAAAGATTTATTTAGGAAACATAATGGCTCTTACTTTTCTTACTTTAACTAATAATGTTATTACTCGTATGAATGAAGTAGAGCTTACTTCTAGTAACTTTACAAGTGCTAGGGGTGTACAGATACAATGTCAGAATGCAGTAAATGAATCAATACGATACATCAATCAACGTGAGTTTGGATATTCTTTTAATCACGCTAGTAATTCTTCTACCTTAGTAGCTGGTCAATGTAGATACACAGTGCCTACAAGTACAAAATCTATTGATTATAGCACAGCAAGAATTAAGAGAGACACTGATCTTAATGCAGCAGGTAATAACCTAGCAACGTTGAGCTATAATGAGTATATTGAAAAAGACTACGCTAATGAGGAAGATGATGTTGTAGCTACTACGCTAAACGGTTCACACTCCGATAGTGTAGCTACGTTAACACTTGCATCTACTACAGGGCTTGACGCTACAGGCACAGTACATATAGGCAGTGAGCAAGTCACCTACACTGGTATATTAGGTAACGATATTACAGGTTGTACAAGGGGTGCAAATAGTACAACTGCTGCCGCACATTCTAGTGGTGTGGCAGTTACACAGTTTGAGGGTGGTGGTGTACCTAGAAGTATTGTACGCACACCTGATAACAACTACCTCTTATATCCTTATCCTGACAAAGCTTATGCGTTAGTTTTTGACTACTACACTTTCCCTGCTGATTTATCTGCACATGGTGATACTACAAGCATACCTGATCGTTTTGCACCTGTAATAGTAGATGGTGCTACTGCATTTGTGTATCAGTATCGTGGCGAGTTAAATCAGTACCAGTTAAACTTTAGTAGGTTTGAGCAAGGTATTAAAAACATGCAAAGCTTGTTAATTAATAAGTATGAGTATATTAGATCAACTGTAATTAATAGACCTCGTGGTTCTGCTAACTTTATGTCAGGTGTCAGTTAATGCCAGATAGTTCACAAGTACAACCAGTAGCATTTAACTGTGAAGGCGGCTTAGTTTTAAGTCGCTCTAGCTTTTTAATGCAACCGGGTGAAGCAATAGAATTACTTAACTTTGAGCCTGATATTTCAGGTGGTTACAGAAGAATTAATGGCTATTCTAAGCATGTAAATCAAGTTGTACCTTTTACAAACAGCACTGCTGAACAGCCTTTAATGGTTACTTTGTTTGCAGATAAAGTTGTGGCAGCTAGGGGTGAAAGAATATATACCTCTGCTTCTACTACTTTATCAATTCGTATTGCAGCAAATACTAGCATGTCAGGTGCAGGTACAATTAGTGTAAAAAGTACTACAGGTTTTTCTTCTAGTGGTACTCTTCAAATAGCCTCAGAAATATTTACATATACAGGAGTTACTGCTAGTAGTTTTACTGGTGTTACTAGAGCCACTTCTAGTACTACTGCTGCTGCACATTTAAAAGGTGCAGTTATTTCAGAAAGTTGGACTCAAAGAGTTACAGGTAGGACTAATGCAGGTAAGTACCATTTTGAGAGATTTAACTTTAACGGCACTGAAAAACTTATATGCGTAGACGGAGTTAATGATCCTGTTGTTATTAGTTCTGCAGATATAAGTAGTACAGCCGTTTCCTCTCCTAATGCTGCTTCAGGTGAGGATACATCATTAGGTGCAGATATTGCTTCTACTACAACCATGTCAGGGTCAGGTACTATTACGGTAAGCAGTACTGCAGGATTTATTAATCCTAGTTCTGGTACTGAGTCTATATTAATTAATAGTGAGATATTTACATATACGGGACTTAGTGCAACTACTTTTACAGGGGTAACTAGGGCTGCTAGTGGGAGTACTGCAGCAGATCATACTATTGGTGCTGCTGTCTCTGATTTATTCCCTCCTACTGTAACAGGTGCTAAACTTGTTACTGCTTTCAAGGAACATATGTTTTATGCAGGGATGCCTAATACACCACAAGAAATTGTTTTTAGTTTACCTTTTGATGAAGATAACTTTTCTGTAGCCCTTGGTGCAGGTAGTATTAGTGTTGATGATACTGTAGTTGCACTAAAGGTTTTTCGTGATAGCTTGTTTATTTTTTGTGAAAACAGAATTTTTAAATTAACAGGAAGTAGTCAAGCAGATTTTTCTATTACTGCCGTTACAAGAAACATTGGTTGCATTAACAGCTTTACCGTACAGGAATTTGCAGGTGACTTAATCTTTCTTGGGCCAGATGGGTTACGTACTGTTGCTGCGACTGCACGTATTGGTGATACAGAACTTGGTACTATTAGTAAAAACATTCAACCTATTTTTGATGAAAACATTAAAGATGCAGGTTCTTTTGATAGCGTAGTTATACCTGATAAAACACAATACAGAATATTCTTTACTAAAGATGGGCAAGCGGCTTCCCTTTCTAAAGGTGCTATTTGCGTTCTTAAAAAAGAAGCGTTTGAGTTTTCTGAATTAAAAGGTTTAAAAGTTACTTGTACATCTTCTAATGTTGAAGAAGGTGACGTAGTTGTATTACATGGCGATGTAGATGGCTTTGTGCAAAGACAAGAAACAGGTAATACTTTTGATGGGACAGTTATAGCAGGTAAATATAGAAGTCCTGATATGTCTTTTGGTGATCCCGGCATACGAAAACACATGCAAAAAGTTATTATTAACTATAAGCCTGAAGGAAGTGTTGACACAGACTTATTTGTTAGGTACGATAATGAAAATAAAGATTCTGCAAGACCCGCCGTATACCCGTTTGATACAACTAACTTAGCTGCATCATATGGTACTGCATTATATAGTACAACATCTAGCACAACTCAGTTTGCGTATGGTGGAGGGCAAGAACCTCTTGATAGGCAATCAGTTGAAGGATCAGGTTTTTCTGTTGTTTTAAGGGTAGAGGATGATGGACAAAGTAATCCTTACTCTCTCAAAGGGTTTCAGCTAGAATATCAATTAGGAGCAAGACGTTAGATGGGTGCTACATATACAAGACAATCAACATACACAGATGGTGATACCATTACGGCAGATCACACTAATGATGAGTTTGATCAGTTATTAGCTGCTTTTGCTGCAAGTACAGGACACACACATGATGGTACTGCTGGTGAAGGTGGTCCTATTAGTACACTAGGTGGTCATGCTATTACTTTTGGTAGTGGAACTGCAGGTACAGACATTGTTATAACCTTTGATGGTGAAACTAATGATGGCGTACTAAAGTGGATGGAGGATGAGGATTACTTTGAGTTTTCTGATGATCTACTTATTGCGTCAACAGAGAAGATTCAGTTTCGTGATACTGCTATCTATCTTAATTCTAGTGCTGACGGTCAACTTGACATTGTAGCAGACACAGAGATACAGATTGCAGCCACTACTATTGATATTAATGGTGCTGCTGATATATCAGGTAACTTAGGTGTTGGTGGTAATCTTACAGTAACAGGTACTACTACCTTTAATGGTGGTACAATCACAATGGGTGATGCAGCTACTGATAACGTTGTATTTGGTGCTGATGTAAACTCAAGCATTATTCCTAACACAGATGATACATACGATTTAGGTTCAGCTAGTCAAGAATGGCGTGACTTGTACTTGGATGGTACCGCTTACTTAGATGCTGTTGACATTACTAGCATTGCAGCAGATACTACTGTAGCTACAGATAAGAAGATACAGTTTCGTGACAGTGGTTTGTCTATTAACTCTAGTGCAGATGGACAGCTAGATATTATTGCAGACACTGAAGTGCAGATTGCAGCTACTACTATAGATATTAATGGTAACGTAGAAATTTCAGGTGATCTTACTATCTCTGGTGATGATCTTACTATGGGAACAAACACTGCAGGTCACATTCTTGTAGCTGATGGTACTAACTTTAATCCTACTGCTGTAGGTAGTTTAGATGAGATTGGTACTGTTGCAAATGATGATGTATTTCTTGCAGTAGATACATCAGGTGGTGGACTAAAGAAAATTACTAGAAGTACTATAGTATCTGGCCTTGCTACTTCTGGTGCCATATCTAATGTAGCAGATGACACTACCCCACAACTAGGTGGAGATTTAGATGGTCAAAAAAATAACTTACATAATATAGGTGTATTTTCTGCTTCATACGGTAGTTCTTCTGCTCCTACAACAGTAGTGGTTAAAGTTGCAACTAAAACAACAAGTCATCCTTATTATGATGATGGAAGCAGCAGTGCTTATTTTTTAGATGAAGTAGAAGCCCCTGCACTTACATTACATGGTGTAGATAATGTAACATCTGATTCAGGGTATTATTATAAATTTGACCAAGCAGATAGCAGTAATTCAGGACACCCGTTACGATTTTATTTAGATGCTGATAAAACTACAGCATACACTACAGGCGTTACAACAAGCGGTACGCCGGGAAATGCTGGTGCATATACACAAATAGATGTGGATGAAGATACTCCTAGTATTCTTTATTATCAATGCTCTAGTCATGCCTTGATGGGCAACTATGCTAATGTACAAGGCTCTAATGTAATAAATCATTCTGAAGCCTTAATAAGTTTTCCAACAGCAACAACTACGCTTGTAGGAACAAATACATCAGACACACTTACAAATAAAACACTTACCTCCCCTCTTATTGGTACATCTATTCTTCCTGTTAGTGCAGACGGTACAACACTAGGCTCTGCAACTAAAGAATTTTCTGATTTGTTCTTAGCTGATGGTGGTACAATTCAATTTGGCAATGATCAAGAAATTACTTTAACTCATGTTGCTGACAATGGCCTTATTTTAAAACACGTTGGTACTGGTGATGGCAAGATGCCTACCTTTACTTTTCAAGCGGGTGATACTGATATAGCAGCCGATGATGAGCTTGGAGTAATTAATTTTCAAGCCCCTAATGAAGGTGCAGGTACGGATGCTATACTTGTAGCTGCAGGTATTGCTGCTGTATCAGAAGGTGATTTTAGTGCATCTAATAATGCTACTAAACTTTCGTTTAGGACAGGTGCATCAGAAGCAGCTTCCGAAAAAATGTCACTTAGTTCTGCTGGTTTGCTAACTATTTCTGATGACTTTATTATTAAAGATGGTGGTACTATTGGTTCTGCTAGTGATGCAGATGCTATAACTATTGCTAGTGATGGTGTAGTAACATTTAGTCAAGTGCCTGTACTTCCTAATAATACAATAGAAACAGCAGACATTCAAGCAGATGCTATTACAGGTGCTAAGATTGCTGACGATGCTATTAATTCTGAACACTATACTGATGGTTCAATAGACACAGCACATATAGCAGATGCAAATGTGACTCAAGGTAAAATTGCAGATCAGGCTATTAATGAAGCTAAACTGCAAGTATCAAATGCCCCAACAAACGGGTATTTTCTAACTGCTCAGTCAGGTAATACGGGGGGTTTAACTTGGGCTGAACTTTCTGGTATACCTACATATACTAGAAGTACAACCGCACCGGGTTCTCCATCTGCAGGTGATTGGTGGTTAAATACTTCCAGTAATAATCCGTCTTTATTTTTATATGACGGTACATTAGGATGGATTCAAGGTGATGCAACTGCACTTGGAGTTAAAGGGTATCTAGCAGGTAATTCATTTAGTCTTAGAATACACTTTGGCGGTGGTATAGATTTAATAAGGTTTCAGCCTGATAATTTATTACCTCAAATTAGTGTGGACGTTGCACTGAGTAGAGTCGGTGCAGGCGGTTCTAACGATGCTGACTCACACGGTATTTCTACTACAAGTAATACTGTAAGGGCTGTTATGAGAACAGATTCGGGTGTAACTACAGATGCACTTACATTTGTAGTTTTTGCTAATCTTGCAAATGCTACTGTATTTGGTGATCATGCAGTAGGACAATATCGTGATGGAGCTATTTCTCATGCAACAAGAGGTATTTTTGTAGGTGGATATTACTCTGATGGGTCAGGTACAGGTGCAAGTAATATAATGCAATACATTACTATAGGTACTGAAGGCGACGCTGCAGATTTTGGAGATTTGACTGTTGCAAGGTGGTATTTGGATAATGCTTGTGTAGCAAGTACAGTTAGGGGCATTATAATGGGTGGCTGGACTGACAGTGCTTCTGGTGTGAATACCATAGACTATGTAACTATTGCTAATACAGGCAATGCCACAGATTTTGGAAACTTAACTGAGGTCCAAAGCCAAGTTCAAAGCGCACACAGTACAACAAGAGGTATTAGATTTGGTGGTTTAAATAATACTACTACAATAGACTATATAACAATGGATACTGCAGGTAATGCCACAGATTTTGGAGACTTAGCTCAAAATAATCCCGCTAATGAAATGCATGTTGTTCATAATGGTACATATGCTTGGATGCATCAAGGTTATAGCGTTGGAATTAAATACAAGATTACAATGGCAACAGCAGCAGATGCTACAGTAATAGCCAATAACGTTATTGTTGCTGACGGTCATCCTTTTGGAGGTGAAGATGGCACTGGAGTAGCGGATAACTATCTTCATTCTATGGGTAAAGGTTGGATTGCAGCCACTGGGTAATTGACATTTAAAGTGTAGTGTGATAAAATAGCACTTTAAATAAAAAGGAAAAAAAAATGAAAGACTTAGTAACTACAAACAAAGATATGTTTTTACCGCAAACTCTGAATACTCCTAACGTAAATATAGCAGCAGTTTCTAAAGTAAAAGAATGTCTTCCTGCAATGACTGCTCAAGCTAAAACTTTTGGCAGTTCAAATAGCCAAACTATGCTGACTAACATGACTTTAACAATGATGAATGGTCATAGCCCTATGCGTATGTTGCGGCAAGTTTTAGCTGAAACAGAATCTCGTAGAAAATCACTTGTAGCTTCACAAGTTTCACATGCTGAAGCAATAGAAAAAGTAGAAGAGCTTTCTTCTATTGTTAACCGTTCTAATTTAGAAGAAGCAAAATACCGTAGGGCAGTTATTCAATTAGAAGATTTAGAATCATCAATTAATGGTGCAATTCGGGATGTTGCTGTACTGATTGATGCCTATGAAAACATAAAAGAAAAACATGGCATTGATGAGTGGGATGAAGCTATGTTTGAAAAACAAGAAAATCGTCATCATGTTCGTAGGGGATTTGAACTACTTTATAGAAACATTATTCAAATGGGCAGAGCTACAGAAACTCCTATTGAATATCTTATGCAGTATGGGGTACACGTACAACAAGCTGAAGCAGAAGTAAGAGGTTACGTACAGTATACTAATGAACGTATTGCTAATGGTGAACTTCTTTCTTCTAATGATTGTGAAAATTTCTTAGACCAAATGGCAGATAAATATTTATACTGTGTTGATGAAGTAAACAAAAAACTATTTGGTAAAGCTGAACTTAAAAATAAAGACTACATGAGATTATTGGAGGCTGCAGAATGATCTTAGAATACAAAATGATTAAAACAAATGAAGGTATGCAAGCACCCCCTTGGATTGAGGATGGGGGTTACTACGGCAAGCCTGACTTTTCATTTGTAGGTTGGTCTCCTGATGATGATGTTCGTGAGTACTACATTCCAGATACTGTAACTGTACTTACTAATGAACAGTTTATTGCTAGGGCGGTAGCATTAAAACATAGTGATATGAGTACAGAGGAAGCTACAGCCCAAGCTAATGCTTGGATTACGGCTAGAAGCTAATGGATATTAACTGGACATTAGTAACAATAGCAGGAGCATTACTAGCACAGGGTGCTGCTGTAGTGTGGGCAGTGTCCAGTATGGTATCAGACATTCAGTATAACAGGGCTAAGATAGCTGATGTAGAAAACAGCACAGCAAGACTAGCTGATGATATACATGAGAATGACGTAATGATTGCACGTATTGATGCTAATGTAGAAGCAATCAAGGAAGCATTAAATGTGGTTACGACTAATCACGCAAAGAGATAGTTAAATGATAGACCCCGTTACAGCTTTTGCTGCAGCTAATGCAGCCTTCAAAGGGGTCAAGATGCTAGTAGGTGCTGGTAGAGAGATACAAGATGTATCACAGCAACTAGGCGCATGGTACGGTGCAGTAGCTGACATTACTAGGGCTGAGTCTCAACGTAAGAAACCTACATGGTTAGACAAGCAGACCCACGGCAGTGACAACATTGAACAAGAAGCAATGGACATTGTTGTTCGTAAGAAGACATTGCTTGAAAAAGAAAAAGAAATAAAGTTTATGTTAGACTACAGGTTTGGTCTTGGCACATACGATGAAATGTTAGGTATGCGTAGGCAGATACGTAAGGAACGTGAAGATACTGTGTATGCGGCGATGGAAGCTAAAAGACAGATGGCAAACAACGCAGCTATAGGTGGCCTATCATTACTAATAATTGGTGTATTAGGTGGGGGCATATATCTGATATCACTAGGAATTGGTTAATGATTAATCTTGTTGTGTTACCCCTTGTGTTAGCAGGGCTGTTAAGTAACCCTGAGTTTGTACAGTGTCACTTAGCAAAAAGAGTTAAGATACAGGGAGAAATGGTTTGCATTTACCGTGGACCTAATGGTACAATAGGATATCATTATCCTATGTTTAAGTTTAGTGAATGCCCTAAGACATATATGTGTAGATACACACCTAACGCTAAGAAGAAAGTATCAGTTCAAGATATACTTGACGGATTAAAGGACGGATTTGAATAATGGTAGAAACTAAATCAGTTGCGAAGCCTTACACAGGCACAGGACCGGGATCAGCAGACGGTAGGGAACCGACTTCCTTTCCGGGGTTGGCCATGCCTGAAGTGGATGTTGATCTTGATTTGGATGATACTCCTCCACCCCTTAATACCATTACGCCTATGCAAAACAAGCTTACTGCTATTAATCAAGAGCTTTCTGATTTGTACGCCCAGCCTCAGACCCCTGTCCCTCAAGTGGATGAGGAAGGCAACCCTATACTAGATGAAAATGGGGAACCTGTTTTAGGCCCAGACCCTGAACTAGCAGCAGCTATTGCAGCTAAGACTAAAGAGCAGCAAGCTGCAAGTGCTGCAGCTTTGACTGAGGGTCAGCAAAACCTTTTGACTACTGCAATTAAAACCCCTCAGGACTTAATTACTCCTACTACCGTTGCTAAAATAGACCCTTCCACAGTCGGTACAGAGATTTCTTCAGACTTAAATAAAGTTCCTCAGTATGATGCAGCAGGTAATCCAATATTAGATGAAGCAGGTAATCCTGTTTTAGGGCCATCACAAGCAAATGTAGCTACGGCAAGCAAAGCAGGTGTTCCTCAGTATGACGCAGCAGGTAATCCAATACTGGATGCAGATGGAAACCCTGTTTTAGGTGCAGCACAAACTGACGCACCAGATGATATTGAAACTAAAAAGTACACTGCATCAACCTCAATAGGCGATACCACTAAAGCCCTTGAAGGTGGGGAGTTTATTGATGGGGCTTCTCTGGTAGAAAAAGCTATAGAGTCATCAAAAGGATTTCTCAAAGATGCAAAGTACAATAAAGAAAAAGGTACTGTCACATATTTAAAACCTGATATGGTACCTATGGGTTTTCGGGAGGATGGATCACCTTACCCTCAAACCTTTAGTGAAGTAGAAGTACCCATTGCGGAGTTTGCGGAGCTTACAGGCATATCATTAGATGATTACACTACACAAGTAGGTGGTCTTAAAACAATAAAAGGGGATGACCCTGATGCCATTGAAGGAGAAACTGCAGACGTAGAAGAGCTAAAAGGCAAGGATATTAAAGCTGCTCAAATAGATGCAGAGGATGTCACACAGATAGTTAAGCCTGATGCTCGTAAGCTTGAACCCGGCGAGGAAATTGAAGGCTCTGCTGTTGATATGGCAAGAGTAAAAGAGGCTGTAGAATTTGAAGCAGCACAGGCTGACCCATCTAAACAGGCTACTGTTAGAGGCCAGATGGAAGAACTGCAAGCTGACTTTGAAGGTGGTCAGACGCCAGCTTGGGCTGCAGGGGCATTAAGAAACGTTTCAGCACAGATGGCAGCGCGTGGGCTTGGTGCTAGTAGTATGGCAGGACAAGCTCTTGTACAGGCTGCTATGGAAGCTGCTCTTCCTATTGCACAGATAGACGCTGAGACTTATGGTAAGTTTGAGTTTCAAAACCTTAGCAATAGGCAAGCCACTGCAATGTTTGCTGCAGAGCAACGCGCTAAGTTTCTTGGACAAGAGTTTGACGAAGAGTTTCAAACACGTGTAAAAAATGCAGCTACTATTAGTGACATTGCAAATCAGAACTTTACAGCAGAGCAGAGTATAGCATTAGAGAATGCTAAACTGGCATCAACTGCGAATATTGCTAATCTCAGTGCAAGAAATGCTAAAGTAATAGCTGATGCTGCTGCTGTATCTAATATGGAAATAGCTAATTTAAATAACCTCCAACAGGCTAAGGTAGAAAACGCTAAAAACTTACTACAAATGGATATGACTAACTTAAATAATGAAAATCAAGCAGAGATATTTAAAGCACAGACAATAGCAGCTAGTATTATTAGTGACACGGCAGCAGAAAATGCAGCTAAACAATTTGGCGCTCAGAGTGAGAACGAGACCAATCAAGTTATGGCAAAGTTAGCTCAAGCCACAGCCGAAGCTAATACTGCACAAAAGAATTTAATGGAGCAGTTTAATGCAGGTGAGGAAAATGCAATAGCTAAACATGCTGCAGAACAAAAGAACGCAAGAGAAGAATTTAATAGTGAATATGCGTTAGAGATATCAAAAGCTAATGCCATATGGCGGCAGACTGTTACCACAACAAATACAGCCGAACAAAATGCGGCTAACAGGGATGACGCTAAAGAAGCCAATGAATTTACTGCTGAAACTTTAGATCAAATATGGCAAAGAGACCGCGACTTATTAAGCTATGCTTGGCAGAGTAGTAATAATGCCTTAGATAGAATTAATGATGTTATTCTTGCTAACATTACAGCTTCTGCAACAAAGAGTAATGCAGCATTAAGTGCAGCAGCAACGGAAGCAGCAGCAGAAATGGAAATGTGGGGTCAAGTAGGTAAAGCTGTATTAGGCTTTGATTGGGATAAAATATGATAAGGGGCGGTTGATATGGCAGATAGATATATAACTGAAGAAAGAATGCAAAGGTTTTTAGAGAGAGGCAATGATATGTCTGTCTCTACTGTAGCTGCAGATGAAATACAAGCTACTGTAGGCGAGGTAGGTAAAGGTAGAGGGCTAGGGTCACAAACTAGAAGTAAAAAAAGAAAGGCTATGTTAAGTCAGGCAGGACAAAACTTGTATGACTCCTCTGCAGCCGTATTAGAACAACAAAAAGCTACTCAGGAAGCTATTCAACAAGAGAGCATTAATGATCTTCTGTTTTCTGTTATGCGTGAAACTGAAAAAGAAACACAAAAGTATTCACCTTCTGCTGAAGGCACTTTGGGTACAGCTACCTACCTAACTCAAGATGAGAAAAGACAACGGGGTAGGCTTGGTCCTGTAGCTGAAAAGCTAATGACTTCTAAAGAGTCAGGTAGTGGCGGTTATGACGCTCTATATGATCAGGCTCAAAAGAGTACATTTAAAGATTTTAAGCCTACTGAAATGACTATTGGAGAAGTTTTAGCATTTCAAAAGAAACGCGGTACAGGTTCCTATGCTTCCTTTGTAAAAGCTAACAATCCAAAAGGCACACTTTCTACGCCTGTAGGAAAGTTTCAATATGTAGGAGCTACTTTGCAGGATGAAGTAGATACTAATGACTATGATCTTAATGACAAGTTTGATGCTAACATGCAAGATACTATTTTCTACAACCACGCTAACAGAATAATAAAGAACCTTAAAACACAAGAAGGCAAACGCTCTAAGATGAGGGCTACTTGGGAAGGCTTCAAGAGTAAAAAAGCCGTATCAGATAAAGAGCTAGATGCTCTTATAGCTGAGATACAAAGTCGTAAATAAAAAAGGCAACAATAAAAATGAGTAGAGCAATAAGAGGGCCAATTCCCGGCCAATCATTTACGGATAAACCCGGCAACTACCCTTGGGAGAGACCTCCTGAAACTGCCGATCCTAAAGAAGCACTTAGTATGCATCTTAAGAAGATGTCTGGGCCTAAGTATATGGATAGTGCTATTTACATGATGGAATTGGGATTGCCTGTAGAGGTTCTTACCAACACTACTTTAACTATGGCAGTAGGAAAAGGCATACACAGTATTGATGTAGGACTTATTATTGCACCTGCTATTCATAAAGAGATTGTATCTATTGCTGAAATGGCTGGCATTGAATATAATGAGTTTTTTCCAGAAGAAGAAGAAGAAGAAGAGGTTGCTAAAGAAAAACTTAAGACCCTCATTATTGCTAAGATGAAACGTAAAAAACCCAAAGAAAAGGCTCAAATATCTCAAACTATGGAAGCTATGACTAGCCCAGAAACAGAGGAGTTTGAAGATATGCAAGACCCACAGGACAAACAAGAGGCTCCTACAGAAGACATGGCTATGGGCCAACCCCCCCAGCAGGAAGAACCACAGGAGCCACCTAATAAAATGGGCATGGGCTTAATGAGTAGAGAGGCATAAAGACATGGGGAATGTATTAGCGTTTATTAGCGGTGCTGCAGAGCAATTCACAAAGAACAAAGAAACTTTTAAACAGGAACTGCGTGAGAATAAGCGTAGACAGAAAGAGTGGTTAAACACATATGGTAGCAAAGTTATTAATGAAAACAAACAACAGCAAGAAAGTGTAGAATTAGCGTTAGAGGAATTAGAGGCGCGAGGATTAAAGACGCCAGATGCACTTCAACTTTTGCAAAAGCATGGTGTAAGTGCTGTACTTGAATTAAATAAAACGGTAAAAGATTATGAGTCTACTAATAGTACAAGGGTAGATGCAGACCTTATGAATAAGATATGGAAGGCTGCAGAAGATTTTACACCTACAAGTCAATCTTTTGAAGAGGCTGTGTCTAAAGTATTTGGTACAAATAAAGCGGGTTCTACAACTCCTGTAATACAAGAGTCAGAAGAAAGAAGCTTCTTTGATAAACTTAAAGACAACCTTAGTGGTGCATATGAAGCTGAAGAGTATGATGACTTCTTAAGTGATCCAAGCGAAGGTATGGGTGGATACACTATCAATGAACTAAGAGAAATGTCAGCGGCCTCACCTTCTATGGTGGGTTCTGGTGGTGCTGCTGTGTTTGACAGGTCTGCTCTTAGGGGTAGTGAGTCAACTACTTCTGAAAGAGCTTCATGGAAGGAACTTAAAAGCAAAATACTCAGTAATGCTTTGAATAGTCTTGATCCTACAGTAGCTGATCAAATACGTGTAATGAAAGGTGATATTACTGATTTCTCGCGCAGTGATGACGAACAATGGAATATGCTAACAGCCACAAATGCACCAGAAGCATACAAAGAAGCAATAGCAGAAGCTACACGAAACGCTGCACAAGGTATTGATTTGGGTAGCAACAGGGCTGCTTGGAACTCTTATGGCGGTCAAGATGCTCTAAATGCAATACTTAATCCTCTTACATTGGAGGAGCAACTAGCTGAGAAGGGTGCAAGTGAAGAAGAGACTCAGTTAATAGTAAATAACCCCTTTGTTAAAACAGATAATACCCAGACAGACATTGCAAAAATAAGAGAGTTTTTAGAAGCTAATCCTAATCTTCCTTATATTATTATTGATAATAAAATAATGGAATCAGAAGACTTTTTAAGTAGGTCAGAAGAAGGCGGCGGTGAAGCTGGCGGTGAAGGTGATGCAACAGAACCACCCGTAGTTATTACTGAGACAGACTTTGACCCAGACACCTATGAATTGCTTGTACAACCAGAGCCTGACCCTGTAGTAGAGGCAAAGCCTGAACGTGAGCTATATACAAGTGGTAGAGAAAAAAGGTCTAGTAAAGAAGCTAGAGAAAATTGGATGAGGGAGTATGGTAACAAGTACTTTAATGACGGCTCAAAACGTTACGTAGCACCTAGACCTACAGAGGTGGGCGATGCACAACGCTTGTGGGATGATTTGTGGGGAAGTTCACATGACTTTACAACAGGGTTTCCCCTAATAGAGGCAGGTAACTAATGGTAAACGCTTTTGATTATCTAACCAGTAAAAAAGAAGAAGAACAAGAGCCTGACTTCATGACCTACACAGGTGGTGAGAAGGATACGTTTGGCATTAGTGATCTCACAGAGGATCACAACTACAACGTCATTGAAGCGCAAATGAAAGCTCGCTTTGGTATGTCTGAGAAGTCTCACGACAGGCAAAAAGTCGTAGATAAGTGGATTAATTACAACAGGAAGTTTAACGTAGGTAACACCCTTAGTGTACTAGGTGAAGCCAGCTACTTAAGTAAAGCTAACGATGAGGAAAAAGTAAAAGCTCTTAATTCGTACAAACTCTTTGATAACATGAAGGGTTCCTTTAGTGGTGGCACTGTTGGTCAAAAGATAGACAGTGTGTACGACTACGGTATGGCTTTAATTGTAGACCCTGTTAACTTGGTTAGCTTTGGTGCTGGTAAGTTAGCTACAGGAGGTGCTTCAAAAGTAGCTGCTGAAGCTGCAAAAGAAGCTTTAACAATATCTGCTAATCAAATAATAAAGAAGGCAGGACAAGAAGGTGCTAAACGATCTATGCTTAAGCCAGCCGTAAAAGCTGAGATAGGTAGAGCGCGTCAACGTGTACTTAGTAAGGCACTAAAAGGCGAGGCTGTAGAAGGCTTAGAGGAAGGTGTTGTAGAGGGTGCGCTTAAGAAGGCTGCAACTAAAGAGCTTAAGGTAGGTATAGGTACTGAGACTGTTAGTATGTTAGGTATTGATGTAGTACAGCAAAACATGGCTTATCGTAATGTAGGCTTTCAAGATGATTTCAATTATTTAAACTCTGGCTTAATTGTTGGTGGTGGTTTCTTTGGCTACGGATTAGCTAAAGCGTTTGGTATGTTCTCTGGTACAGACCTCCCCAAGTCTGTAGCGTTAGATACATATGATGCTGCTGTAACTGCAGAAGCTGCAGCTATAAAGATGGCAAAACAAGAGGGTATAGAAAAGAATAAAGAAGTATTAGAAAAACTTAGGGCAGACACTGCAGAGGCAAAACAAGCTAGAGAAAAGATTATAGCCTCTATTAATGCTAGTAAAGAAGCCTCTGAAAAGTGGGCTAAGATGTTAGCAGAAGGTAGAAAGACTGCCAAGGGATTAAGAGAAGACGGCGTTACCAGTAGCCCAGATTCAGTAGAAGGCATTAGTGCTTTTCTAAATGGTAATAAAAAAGGTGAAAACCAGTTTGACGGTATGAGAGACATATTTGAGCAAAATGGTATTAAGATGATTGGTGAAGATGATGTATGGCGAGGTGTAGTACACTTTGTTGCTGATACAGCCAAGAACGCACCTGAACCTATTAAAAAAGAAGTACAGTCTTTGTATGAAAATACTATAAAAGCTTTAGATGAAGGCTTTGCTGGCGTTAATACTTTAGATGAAGCTATGCCTTTGATGGCACAGAAGTTCAGTTACGCTGGTAGTTTAATGCAGACAGCCTCAATGATGGGCCGAGATATTAATAACGTTAAAAAGGTTAAGGCTGCACTAGGTGACGGTAAAAGCGTTACACCAGAGGAACTACTTGAAGGCGTTATGGACCCTAGTACTGGTACTGCTAAGAACGCTGAAAAAGGAAAGCGTGGTTTGTTTGGACGCTCACAGGATAACCTTATTCGTGTGCTTGTAACTCATCCCGGTACTACTGCGCTTAACTTGTTAGGATGGGTACATGCTTCTGGTATTCAATCTCTTTCTGACATACTTAGGGGTGCGCTTTATGGCGGTGCATGGGCTGCAAAAGGTTTGACAGGCCAAGCAGATGCTGTTGAGTATGCAACAAAAAGTAAGCTTATGTTTGACTTACAAATACAAAAGATGAAAAACTTAGTTAACCCTTTTGCTACACAAGAGGAAACACTTAACTTCTTGTCTCTTAACCCTAAGATGCGTAAAGAACTATTTCGTTACGTATCAGGTGGTGTGGACAGTAAAGATGTTTTAAAGAGCTTAGACTTAGAGTTTGATGACCTTGAAAAAGAGGGTGCTGGTGAAAAAATAATTAACACCTTTCAAACCATGTATGGGGTTAAAGCTGTAGACATTTTAACTAAGACACAGGAGTTTATGTATAACATAGACAAACAGATACGCCTTAAGTATAACGTAAGCTACAATGAATTTATGTCAGCTAGGGATGCCCAAGGCGCACCCGTACATTGGAATAAGATGCGCTCTGATGACTTCATTAAAATACAAACTACTGCTGTAGATGATGCATTACGTAATGTGTTTGCTAAGTCTTTTAGTGGGGGTGACTTTAAAAGAGACCGTAACATTGTAGAAATGGTAGCCAAGACTATAGAAGACGCACGTAAGTATCCTATCCTTGGTGCTATGGTTCCCTTTGGTCAGTTTTTTAATAACACTATTGCGTTTATGGCTGACTACAGCCCTATTAGCCTTATACATAGTAGGTTTGCTAAGAACAGTAGAGACCCTATGGAAATGGCAACTAAGATGGGTGTAGGCTTAACTGCTGTATACGCAGCATCTGAGTTTGAAATGAAGAACATGGAAGAAGGCTTGGCTTGGCATGAGGAACGTGACGATGATGGACAAGTAAGGTCACGCCTATATGACTTCCCATTTAGCTATTGGAAAGGTATAGGACGCATTGTGGCGCACCTTAGACGGGATGGTGAAGTACCCGTTGAGCTTATTGATGATGTTACCACTACGTTTGGTACAGCTAACCTTACACGATCTTTAGGCGAAGCAACGTCATCTGCATTTGAAACTGTTCAAGACGCTCTTTCAGGAGACTATCCTGAACTTAAAGAAGGTCTGCAGAAAGCCTTTGGTAGCATAGGTTCTATGTATATATCTGGATTTAGTAGGCCACTAGACCCTCTTAATCAAATTACAGCGTTTGCTATGGGTGACGCCTATAATGAAACAGATCGTAACATTGGTAGTAAGTTCATCAACAACTCCACACGTTACGTTGAGAGTATCTTTGATGGATTTGATCAGCTTACAGGGATACCTACTGCTGCAGGTACTGCGCTGGGCTTTGATATGACAGAAGCACCCGCTAGGGAGAGACCTCTTGAGAGTAGACCTAGAGGTGTAGCTATTGGGCGTATCTTTGGTTACAGGGATTCACCTGCACCACAAGCTATTGATAAGATGTTTGCTGATATAGGTAAGCCTAAGTGGAAGACAGATATTAAGTCTGCTGTACCAGAAGCTAATAATACGCTTAACAGGGTTATAACTAAATACTTAGAGGCAGAAGCAGCTAAGGTTGTATATGGTGATAAATGGAAGAACTCATCATTGGATCAAAAGATATCTGATCAAAAACTAGCGGTATCTAGGGCTAAGAAAAGAGCCTTAGCTGAGTTGTATAGATCAGGCAACCCTACAGATAAACGTCACCGTGAAATGTTTAAGCTGAGTAGGCGAGGGTCAGGTGTAAGTATGTCTGACATGGAGGAAGCTTTAGAGGAGATTGGCATAGATAAGAAAGTAGAAGACTTATCATACGATCAGCTACGCTTACTAAGGCGTTTTTTAAAGATGGAGAAGCGAGACTTAAAACGTTCATCCAGAGAATCACTTAGAGGTTAATACGAAAAAAGGGGCGGTCACAACGACTGCCCCTCTTGCTTTGTTTCACGTGAAACATTTACTTTACGCCATGTAACTCCGAGCAGTACCTAGCCCATAAATAAACATCCCTAACGCTCTGCATAACGTGCTTACGCTCTGGGCAAGGCTCTATATGTTTAACTATAAAATTATCTAGTCCCTCACATAGCTTTGTTAAGTCTTCAACAAAGATTTGCCTATTACCTTTGCTATAGTTTAGTGCCTCTTCTTCTAAGTTCACAGTGTGCTACCTTTCGTGTGTGACTTTATAGCAACACTGTAAGCCTTATCGTAAGTGTTGTCAAGATGTTTGTTGACCTCACTACTATCATGTAACTTATGTACCTTTATCTACATTAAACGGGAATGCAAAACATTGACTAACTGCTTTTGCATTTTCACTTGGTCTTGAATTGTATAGCCTTAGCATATCTACCTCTCTCCATTGTTGACAAGACTCCTCGGTTGTAAAGGCTACGTTTGGCGAAAACACTATGAAAGTTTTCTCACTTGTTGTTGGTTCTAGCATCATCATTACTACTGTGTAAACCCATACCATTTTATTACTCCTTTAAGTATTTGATTGCATTTTCTAAGTGTTCAAGGTTATCATCAAAAGCTCCTAGCCCTCTGTTACATCTGTCACAAAGCCACCCCCTAAACTCTTGTTTTATATGATCATGATCTAAGACCCACACTACTTTTTTTCTTCCTTTTGCGGATTGTCTATTTAGTTTTACAGCCTCTGAGTTTTTTTTGCAAATAGGACAAACATGATCTGTAGAAGCTTTAGGTGTGATTTTGTGTAACCCGTTAAGAACATCTTTTATTTTTCTTAAACAATCTTTACACTCAGTTCTTTGAAAACCTTCATTGCCCCTCCAAGCATAGGCAGTTAAAGGAAGGTACACGTTACACTTTTTGCACACCTTACCTTCTTCTTTTGTTATCTGCTTTTTACTTTTAAACAAATCCATTTGCATTAGGTTATATCTACCATTTCACACACATCACCAGTACAAGCCATAGTTTGCATACCAGATGTGTTGTCTTCTATTTCATAGTTATCAAATAAACTCCAATCTACTTTAGGGGGTGACATATCTAACATTTCATAGTACTCTTCTTTAGTACACTCTTGATAGGGTGCTTGTTGATAAGTATGTTCATTAAACGGAAGGAACGACACACCTGACATTTCATCAAAGTGTTTGTACACAAAGGCTCCTACCTCAAACCACTCATCTGCCTTAACGTTAATCGTGACGCTAGGCTTATGCTCACACCAATGACGTTGATACATCAACCACATTTCTAGCTGCTCTAGTGCTGTCATATCAGCCGTACACACTGCACCAATGGGTGACTGCATAGGAAAGCTAAACACTGTTGTAGCGTCAGGTTTCATAACGTCAGGCTCACTAGGTATACCTTGGTCACGCATAAATGCCGTCAGTGGGTCTTTATTATCTCCACGCACAGTACGGATATAATAGGGACTGTGACGAGCATGAATGCCAGAAGATGAGTCAACCAGTTGGGAAACTGTTCCACTGGGCTTGACACAAGTAATAGCAGTGCTATGAGGGATACCAAGACGGTCAGCCCACTCAGCGTTAGTAGAAACAGCCACATTTTTAAGATGCTCCAATGTATCAGCTAGGCCAGCATTAGCCGTAGTCATTAATTTGTTATCCATTATCCCTGTGAGTGACACACCGAGCAAGCGTTCTGCTTCTGTGTTGGTAGCCCACACCTTTCGCAAGTAGGGGAACTTAGTGTATGTTGACTGAATGGTTCCAAGTACAGTTGCAAGACGGACTTTTCTTGTAAGGTCTTCCAGACTATCGTTAGCACGTATGACAACTTCCGTAAGATTACAGAACTGATTCGGCCTAAGAATGATTTCCGAACATGGGTTTGTTCCGAACTCATAGCAAGACTCCCTACGGCCATTTTTTGCAGCTTGTTTAACTGACGCTTCTCTGTTGAATATTCCTCGTTCTCCACTACCACTCTCCATTAGTGCAGTCCACTCACGCATGAATGACATACTATCAGGCTTCTCTGAATAAGATACTGAGTTGTTAGCTAAGGCCCTATGACTTGCATTCTCCCACCATGCACCTGACTTAGCGTGACGCATACGGTCATCTGAAAGGTTAGACAGACTAATCATAGCACTACGTCTAACACCACCTACAACCACAACTTCACCAATCTTACACATTAAGTCATGACACTCAAGGCTGGACAACCTACGACCTTGTGCGCCCTTGAATGTTGTAACCGCAAAGTTAAACAAATCAACCAAAGGAGCAGGACCACTAGCACGACCACCAAACGTTTTTAGCCTTGCACCTGCAGGGCGAACTCTGCTAATATCCCACTTAGGAATTTCACCAGCCCATAGGAGTGCCAACACTTGTCTGAGACCTTTAGCCCATCCTTCCTTGCTGTCCTTGATGACAACACACGTATCGCTTTGGAAAAGACTAGGAACATCAGGGAGTTTAGCGATGAACTGACGCTCAACACTGAAACCAACCCCCGTCCCACAAAGGAGGATGAACATAGCCTCATCAAAAGACTTAGGGTCATCTACGGGTAGGTAGCTACAGTTATACATACAGGTATTATCCCTGTCTGCCGCTTTTCCTGCAGTCATAAGTGACCGCATACTAGGCATAACCTCAAGGCTAAGAATAGCGTCACGCATTTCATCTAGGTCAACAGGCTTGAGCCATGTCTTAGCTATGTTCTGCAAGTAACGCTCTACAGTCTCACCCCATGTTTCACGGCGTCCTTCGCCTTCAAGCCAACGTGCATAGCGGCTGGTTGCAATAAAGGTTTGGTAGTCACTTGGTAGATAGTTATTACTCATATTTACTTTCCTTATACTAAGTCAGACAGGTCAGGCTTCCAGTAGTGTGACCCTTTTAATACTTTACCATCAGGACGTTTAAGTGGCTTACCTCTTGGGCCTAGCTTAGACATATTAGATGCGTGTACCCTACGCACTGCCTCGTCTAAGTCCCACCCATAGGTAGCTGCATAGCCATACGTAACGTACACTAAGTCAGCTAACTCTTTAAGTAACTCTTGTGGGCCATCTGCATCACGTACTTCACTGTATTCCTCTTTGAGAAGTAACCAACGCAGACCTTCTAGCTTTCTACTGTAACCATACTTTTCATCAAGAGGGTGATCCATTGCTGTAGCAAACTCTTTGACCATATCAAGAGGTGTATAGTCTTTGAGGTCATTGATCTTGTCTTCTCTGTCGTACTCAGCGAAGTCATTTATTTCTTGTTGTGTAATCATCCCTGATCCCTTACGTTTATGTTAGATATTTCTACGTCATCTATATCATAGATAACACGCTCTATCAAGTCTTTTATGTCTTCTTCATAGTACATAGGATGAGAAGACAATATGTTATTTGATTTGTCAACTGATAAGACAAAGGTAACACTAAACTTCTCAGTCTTCATTACTCTCAACCTCTTCTATTAGACGGTCTAAGTACCACCTAGCTTTCTTCAAGTCCTCTACGCCACTCTTGTAAGGCCACCTCCACATATACTTAAATGCGTTCTGCCAACAGTACGCCTCATGAGGTGATACATCAGCACCCTCTGACATAGCTTTCATTGCATCTATACACTCAATGTTAGCTGTGTTGTAGTGAGGTGGTTTGTCTACCATGTCTACTTCAAAGGGCATAGTCATTTCTTTCCACTTAGCCATATTAGCAACTACCCTTTGTTCTAGTAAAGGCATTGAGCCGTAGTACGTTACCCTCTGCTGTATATGTAGGCTCTAGCGCATCATCTTGTGGTACTTGATTGTCTGCTAGTAAACGTTCTACTTTATCTTCTAAGGCAGTCTTAATCCCCTCATAGATGCCGTCATCATCATCATTAAGTAACTCAAACAAACCAATCATAGCTATGCCCACACCCATAGCTTCTGTTAGTTGTTCATCAGACAATTCATGATCATCACTCTTACATATACAAGTACCAATCTGCCCATCACCCATAGGCTTGATTAGTATTGCAATCTCATCATCTTCTAGTACGTATGGCATCAAGTCTTCCTTTTTGTTTTAAGTAGTATCTTAGTCTGTGTAACACACTTTCCCGGCATTGTCAACCACTCTTGAGGTATTAGCCTGTGCGAGTATAAGAAGTCATTTTTCTCACACCAATCACAGTATCTACTCTTAGCACCCTTGTATAGCTTTGCTTTAGCGTTACTAAATACAAACCGTATGTCTAACTCAGGGTGTTGCCTTCTTACTTCTATATGTTTACGCCTGTCCTCGCTATCAAAGATACCTTTGGTCTCAATAAAGATACCGTTGTCTAACTGAAAGTCAGGCGTGTAAGTACGGTAACGTAAGTCCTCCCATTCTATTTTAAGTAACTCATACCTTACTTTTTTCTGGCACTCAGACAAAACAAGAGCAGTCTGTTTTTCAAGACCGCTCCTGTACTTGGCTTTAAGGTGATGCCTCTTAGGTTTAGGCATCTTCTTCTTCTAATGATCCCTTAAAACGATCCATTAAAGTTTGAGCCATCAAAGAGTTACAAACCATTTGAAATTCTAGCTGACGTTTTATTGTTGCACTATATTGCAATTCTGCTAACAATTTTAATTGTGAATCAGTAAAATTATCAGAGTCATATTCAGTGTCGTTTAGTGTTACTTTAGCCATTAGCATTTTCCTCTTTTAGTTTAGGCATCTTCTGCTTTTTTCTTGGATGAGAAGAACCCATGTACTTAGATTGCTTATCGTTAATTTGCGTGTAAGCTACGTTAGGTGGCGTTAGTTTACCTTGATAAGTCCTAGAAGGCAGTTCTTTGTACTCAGGCCAACAAGCAGACTTAAATGAACAGAAGTTACACTGTCTGCACAATATTCTATTACCTGATGGTTTCTTGCGGTATGTCTCAGGAACGTCTGTAAACATACGCTCAAAAGGCTCATCGTTCTCTAAGTAGTCATACGTTTCCCGTATCTTATCCAGTACAGCATCAACGTCAACGTCCTTAGCTGAAACATACTTGTGGTGTCCATTGTTCTTATTGACTACCCACCAGCCACCAACCTTCTTACCTGCTGCTGTAGCGTAGCCTACAAGCTGTGCTACATAGCCAAAAGGATCGTCAGCCTGTAATGTCTCAAGGTCTACGAACTTATTCTTGTAGGAGTAGTCAGACGCACTCTTTATGTCATCTATTCTATCCCCTAACAATAAGTCATACTCCCCTTTGATAGGCTTTCTTCCCCCACCTAAGTCTAGTGTTACATTGGTGTTGTCTTGAAACTTAACCCCTGCTGCACTTAAGATACCTTTAAATACAGCCTCAACTATATCACCTAACATCATGTTCATCATAAATTGTTCTGGTAAGTCTTCCTTAACGTAAGGCATATTCTTTTCAAACCAGAGTTGACACTTAGGGCGTCCTATGTTGGACATTCTAAGTCTGAACGCATCCCTTGGCCCACCGTTAAACTGCTTGTCTAGTCCCGCTGATACATCAGAGGCAACGGAGTTAATCACCGCCTCTGACATTTCTGCAGTACCTAAAGTAGCGTCACGCATGAGTATCCGAACAGGAGTTTCAGCAGCGTGTTCGTAGTCCATCCTAGAACGGGATTTCTTCTACTTGCACGATAGCGTCAAGTGTAGCAGGGTCTACCTGTACATCAGGCTTACGTAAAGACTTCCACTTGCTAAGTACATACTCATTGCCGTAATCAATGTAGTCTACAAACGCCTGTACTGTACCGTGATCCTCTGGAACCATTTTAGTTTTGGAACCCAAGGTAGCAACCATAGTAGCATACTTGTTACCCGTAGGCAGGGTCTCTTTCTGAGAAGACAAAGAAATAGTATGCTCAATCGGAAGAAGCTTCTTAGACACAATGCCTTTAAGTGCAGCATCTAAAGAGCGTTTACTGTCTGCATTCTTTACGTCCATTGTAAAGTCAACCTCTGAGTCGTAACCTGCTACAGCTACACCGTTATCGTCAATGACTTTACCTAGCTTAACTTTACCAAACAAAACCTTGGTATTCTTAACGCTACGAATGATTGCTTTAGTATCTTCATCTAAAGCTTCCCAATCTTTAACGTACTTACTAGGCCGACCAAGGTTAAACGTACCTTTGGTATCTTTAAGATCACCTTTAAGCACAGTAGCCATGACTGTCTTGTTCATGGTGTTGCTGTCGCTATCCCACTGCGTCCACTGCTGACGCTGTGCAAACAAACGAATAGTAGCACTACGGCTATACACGGTGTTACCTTCTGCATCAGTCAGTTTGTAAGCACCCAAGGGTACAACTACCTTCTCTTCTAGTTCACCATCCTCATCTACTTGCTCACGCATAATAGGAGCCTGTACCTGTGCTAAACGTGCAAGGTTTGGGCCAGCCGATACCTCTGTGGTGTCTGCACTGAAACCCATAGCTGCAGCAAGGTCTGCCCCTGCCATCATTGTACTCAACTCATTGCTCATTATATATCCTTTCTGAGCTTAATTTAGAACCGCAGTTATATCATATCACATCTTTAGTGTCAAGCCAATTCGGTCCAATCTTGGCTTCTAAAAGTAGTGGTACGTTCATCTTTATGCCGTAGTAATTATCAATGATACTATTAAGACTGTCGTTAACATCGTTAATGACATTGATTACCTCCTTTTGTTCATCAGGGTGTATGTCAATGACCGCTGAGTCATGGACACTATTAACTATGCAAGAGCGCATACTCTTAAGTCTCTTGTCAATCTCAAGCAATACAACAGGTACAACATCACCAGTAGCAAACCCTTGGACAGGGTAGTTCTTGATCCTAGTAAAGTTAGTAGGTGTATTGTTTTCCCTTCTAGTAGTGCCGGGAAATGAATATTGTCTACCTGATACATTGGTTATCTTTTGAAAACGTATAGCCTCATCACCTAGCTTCTTGTGCCACTTAGCTATACCTTTATACTTGTCAATGAAGTGCGTGTAGTATGCAGCTTCCGCTTTAGTTCTACCGTACCCTGTCGCGCCAAAGAGAGGGGCGAAGGTGTGTTCCTTGGCAGCTTGTCTAGCAGTAGGCTGACCCGCATCAGAGATAATTTGTGCAGTGTAAGAGTGTACGTCAAACCCTGTGTTAATCTCTTCCATAGCTGTCTCATCCTGTGACAAAAATGCAGCAGCCCTAAACTCTAGCTGTGCAAAGTCTGCTTCCATTATCTTACCACCAGACCAACGCGAAACAAAGACACGCTTAACAGGGAATGTACCACCTCTAGGCATATTCTGCATGTTAGGCTCACGCCCACTAAACCTACCAGTAGATGTAATGTGCTGCGTTAGTGATACATGCAGTACATCATTCTGCTTGGTAAAGGTGTCTATACCCTCAACAAAGCTAGATAGGTAGCTAGACACAGCGTTAAGCCGCTTCAAGTCCTCAAGGAATGTAACAGCATCAGACATATTGTTATCCATAGCTGTAGCCCTAAGTACATCTAGTATATCCTTACCTGTAGAAAAACCACTAGCACTAACCCAAGATGCGCTAGGCGGGAAGAAACCAAAGCCAGCCATTCTTTCTTGCTTCTTAAGTTGATAGCCTCTGCCATCACAGTCTTTACATTTGTTAGGTCTTGCATACCTACTACCGTCTTTCTTTAACTTATATGTTTCTCCACTACCCCCACAAGTAGGGCAAGTAAACGCCTCAGTGCGATAAAGAAGATCACTGTTGGCTGTAACAATCTTCTTTAACTCTGCTAGGTTCTTACAGTTGTCAAACAAGTTGGGCCAATCGTCCTTGGAGTGAGGCTTACGGCTAAAGATAACTTGAGACATTTGCTCTGGACTATTTAAGTTAACTGGTGTGTCACCCATAACCTCACGAACTTGCATCTGTAGGCGGGATTGTATAGTACCACGCTCGTCTTCAAACTCTTTACGTACTGCATTTAAAGCCTTACGGTCTACCTTCATACCGTCAGCTTTCATGCGTGTAAGAAGCTTACATACATCAAACGTAATGTCTCTCACTTTGATAAGACTTTGAGACTCAGGAAGCATGAAGTCTGCAACCTGAGAGTGAAACAGAGAAGCAGTGGTGTTACAATCAGCTTCAAGATAAAAAGTCAATTCTGATAATGGTATCTCATCAGTGTTGTAGCCGTCTTTAAAGTAACGCTTGAGGGTGTCATCTTTTTGGAAGTCTAAGTTCCTACGGATAGCAGTATTCTCAAGGGACAAAGATATCTTTTTAGCTACACCTTTGGGTGAGATTTCTAGGTTGTTTCCTCTGAGTAAAATACTCTCAGCTAACATGGTATCCCATATAGGCCCATCATACTTAAAGCCACACTCCCAAAGCCAAGCCAAGTCGTGCTGTGCGTTGTGCATAATCAGCAGGGTAGTATGGTCTAGTATCTTTTGAATACGCTTAGACTCAACGCCTGTCTGATCAACGTACTCTTTGTGCTGTAAGTCAAACGTCAAAGCCTCAGTGCCATCGTCAACGTCACGAACCCCTACGTTAACTAGGAAGTTACCCTCTTCCCAAGGGTCAAGCATTAGCTTACCATTACGTTTCTTTGTTGTGTTTTCTACATCTAATACAAGTCTCATTGTATTCCTTTCACATCAGGCTAGGTACTGTGACCTGCCCCCGTCTAATTCACAATGGACAACCCCATGCCATCCACCCTTTAGCTTATTTTTAGCTACGTTAATATGCCGTTGATTGTCTTCATCATCGCCCTCAGTAACTTGGTTCTTAGCAATCAGCAACATCAGGTCTGCCTCTGCTGCCTTGCCTGTCTTACTCCCTTCAAGCATGGATTGATCTAAGTAGACCTTATCTTGTGCATCAGCCGACAACTGGCTCATCCATATAATAGCACAGTCATACTTCTTAGCTATGTTCCTAGCGTGGATAGCTGCAGCCTTAAGATATACATCTGACTTATCGCTAGTCTTTAAGGCAAACTTATCTCCCATATCAAGTACAACTATGTCAGGCTTGCTGTGCTTAATGATGTTCTCTACCCACCCTAAGTCTTTACCTGTACTGTCAAACATACTAATCTGATCACGCACTTTCTTGTACCTTGCAGCAGCTAACGCATAGTTAGACTTAATCTCATCTGTATCCATACTAGCAGCAGCACACAGGTAGCGTTCAGCTACACGTACATACTCTTCCTCGTTACACAGTACCATACACTTAGCACCTTGCTCTGCAAAACCTTTAGGTGAGGCAATAGTAGACGCATGGAAGCTTGTCTTACCTGTGTTGGGCCTAGCACCTATAATAATAAAGTGACCGCTGCTAATGCCTTCTATGCGCCCTGCTAGGCTGGGTATGTTCCACTTCCACTGTGACTGCTTAGTACCAGCCTCAAGGATAGTGTCTATATCAATGTCAGCCCACTCAACATTCATGTTGGGCATAAAGTTATCCTCATGCGCCTCTAGCACTTGGCGTAGGGGCTCTAGGGATGTAAGATTACCGTTAACGTAGTCAAACCCTAAGTTAGCTACTTGCTCCCCTACGTGCTGCCTAAACATCCTAGACAGTACATCAGAGGCTACGTCCCTAGACATAGGAACCTCTTTGCGTAACTTAGAGAACAGACCCTCGTACAAAACCTTGTTGGCTGTAGTCATAGTGCTGTACTCAGAGAAAAACAAAGCTTCTAACTCAGAGGTAGATATAGTGCAGTCATACTTTTCCATAGCGTTATCTAAAACACGCTTGATCTTTCGGACATCTTTAGTGAACAACTTGTCAGGGCATTTAATACCCTTGTGATCTTCATAGAACTCCTTATCGTGTAGCGTTCTAATTAGAGATAGCTCCATCATCTTCTTAATGCCTCCACTGATACTGGAAATAAGTTAATCATTTCACTCAGTATATATTCTGCAACTAACCTAGTCTCGTACTGAGTGTCCAGCTTACATCTTAGATTGCACATATCCATGAAGGCGTCAAGACTACCTGACCAATACCATTCAGTCATGGTGCTTTGCGGCAACACCATTCGTGCTTGTTCTGGACAGATGCCTTGAACCAACATCTTTTTATAATCACCTAGTGCCTTATCTGCCACCTCTTTGACATAGATGTTAGGGAAATATTGAGACTGACTTTTACCTCCACTACCCTGCTTCTTATCCTCACTTTTATCCCTCCACTCAGCAGGTTCATAGAACTCAGGCTCATCATCTACATACCTACGGCTAATCTCATTCCATCGTAGGAACTTATGCTTGACCAGTTGTCTAGCTACAAAGATAGGAGCCTTGATATGTAAAGATGCAAAGGCATGACCAAATGGTGACATATGCCTATGCTTGGCTAGGTACTTGATTAGTTTAGCATCCTTGTCTTTCAATTTAGGTGGACCCCATTGATTACTCGTATCCATTTCACTAACTTTACCAAAGGATACACGTGCTGCATTGACTACAGACAAGTCACTACCCATGCTATCTATTAGCGTTACTTTAATCATTAGTCATGCTCCCCATTGTTACGCCTACCATTGTACCCATCAAGACGCATAGCAAAATCAGATAACGTCTTTGGGTTTCTGTTGGCAGTATCAAACGTACCAACGGTGATAGCTATTGCTGCTAAAAGTAACACATGAGCTATTGCTGTTAGACCAAACACAAGATAGCTACCCAAGAAAATACTAAACACAATGCACCACATCCATGCTAGTATCTGCAGGATTAAGTGACGGGCATTGTTGTCAGGTATATTCTTTAGTGGACTTTTATCTGAATCCATGATCAGTGTCCACGTGTCGTATATGTGTTGCCTCATTGACCTACCTTACCTACAAATTTAGCTATGTGATTTACAAATGGCAACAGACTTATCGCCATCAAAAGATTAACACCAGTGTGTATCATGGCTATGCGTAACGTGTCACCTTTAGGCATACCGTCAGACACTAGCAGCCCTGCCAACCAGATCGTACCTGTCGTACCTATGTTAGCCCCAAGCACAGCAGCCACAGCAGCCGGTAACGGTAGTACACCTGATGCAACCAATGCAATGATAGCTGTAGTGGATAGGCTACTACTCTGCCATGCCAGTGTCATAACGATTGACCCAAAGAACATATAGATTGGGTTGCCCAAAAACCAAGTCAAGTGGTCTATGTTACCCATACTTTTCATGCCCCCACTAAACATTTTTAGTCCGACATAAAAGACTACAAGTCCGATTGCTGTGTATACATAGTTGTTCACGGTGCTGTACCTTTCCATAACCTTATTTGTGCTTCTAGTTTTTCAATGTGTTTCTTCAACTCGCCAATCTCTCTAAGTAGTTCCTCTCTAGCTTTCATCTTCCTTGTCTCCTTTGTGCTTCTTCTTACGAATGGCAGGATGTTTTTTGTCAGGTATAACCTTGGGTCTATACTTAGGGTTCATCAAATCCTTAGCCATAGGATTAGGTCTTCTCTTTTTATCCATGTCATAGGAACTCCTTCAACTGCTCAATGTCGGACTCTACACGATACTTTATGTCATCGTCAAGTCTTAATGCAATAGTGGTTGCACCTGTCCACGCCTCTATCTCTTGTCTAAAACGCAAGGTCTTGTGTGCAGCATCAGGGTCTAACGCTACGATAACCTGAGAATAGTTACCCAACTGTTCCATATGTGCAACACTTAAAGACGTACCAAGAATAGCCATACCAGTGAAACCTAGCTTGGCTACAGTGATAGCACTGATAACATCCTCAACTACAACTGCAGTATCACCTGTACCTGCAATGAAGTAATCAGCCTTGCCAGTGTAGCGCAACCACTTAGGTTCTGCGCCAGCTAAAGACCTACCTACAGCATCAATCATCACCCCATCTATAAAGATAGGAAACACTGCGCGTTTGTCCTTAATATCATACATCAAGCCTTGATCCCATAAGTCCCACTTTTCTCTAAAAGAATCAAGTATACTACTAGCTGCAATTACAACGTACTCAGGTATTTCCATAACCTCTACCTTTGGTTTAGGTTTATCTTGTCCTACTTCCTGCATCCTAGCTTGTATGTCAGTAGCAGTCATACCTACAGTGTGGATACCACTGATCTTACAGCCTAGCTTGTAGCAGTTATACAGGACAGCACCGCCTGACTTGTTAGCAGTAAAGGTATTCTTACCACCACAATCAGGGCAATCACCTCTTACAGTGTCACCCTCCCCTAAGTCTAAGTCTTCTATGTACTTGTGCATCATATCATGTCCTCTTCTCTATTAGACAATGCCTCAGTAGCACCAGCCAATGTATTAACTAAGTACGGCGCAACGCTTTGTGGTGTGCTGTGTCCACTTACTTGCATGATACCCACAACATCAACACCCTTCTCAACCATCTGAGTAATAGCTGTACGCCTTAAGTCCATAGCTGTCAACTCATCAGGTAAGCCAGCCGCCTCTTTAACACTATTAACTAAACCACAAATCTCAACATCATCGTAGGGCGTATATACGCCAGCCCTAGCCCTAACTCTAGGTGCTACATAAGGTAGGAACCCAAAGTCTTCCTTCTGCTGTTGTAGCATAGGTAACAACCCACCCTGTATAGGTAGGTGAACATCTGCACCACGCTTGCTTTGCTCTAGGTCTAGCACACCTTTGTCTAGGTCTAATGCTTTCCACTCAAGTAAACGCATGTCACCTATACGCTGCGCCCAATGGAACGCCATGTGTACAATCAAGCCAATGCTACGCCACTCCCAATTACTGTACGCTGTATCAAGGAACTGTTTGACTTGAGGTGTAGTCCACTTGACTTTGCGAGGCTTAGGCTTGGCACGATCAAGCAACGACACAGGGTTTGATAGTAGTGCGTTGTGTCTTCTGGCTGTGTTAAACACAATGCTTAGACAGGTAGCTATATAGTTAGCTGCCCTCACACCATGCTTAACTCGCCAGTAATCATAAGCTACAGTTACATGAGAAAACTGTATGTCTTTTAGTTTGATGTTACCTAAATACTTACCCCCTTGTACTGATGTATTACAAGCGAACGCTAAGTTACGATTGTAGTCATACTGTGACTTACCACCCAAAGCACAGAACTTAGGTGTACGCATGTAGAAGTCACAAGCTTTGCGTATAGTGTGTGTACTTTTAAGTTCTTCTTGTTTGGGTGGCATGTTACATCATTCCTATGGCTGCACTAACGAATACGATAGTGATTAGTACGTATAGTATAAAGTTACCTGCACTCTTAAAAAAGGGGCGCATATAGCTCCCCCTTAGTTATGCATTGATTAACTAGGTCTAGCTCTGTGCTGAGTAAGTCAGCCCTGTGCAAGTCACCCTCCCAATGTGACTCCTCTACTGCACTCATCAACCTCTGCCGTTCTTCTGACAGAGGTGTAATGTGCTTTAGATTGTATTGATTGCTTGGTATCTGCATATATTACTCCTCTCATTTAGTGTCGGATTATCCGACGTTAATCTTGATTGATACAGTTACGGCGCATAGTCCAATTAATGCTAATCTCTCCATCAGGATATGAAGCATACGCTTTCTCTAAGGCATCCACAGTCTCAAGAACTACCTTGATCTTGTCAGCCTCAGTTAGTTTATCAACATAATCAAAGTGCAAAGGCACTACAGCAATAGCTTCTTCCCAATGGAAATACTTGTAGTAATGCTCAGTGCCGTCAGCGTGTACTGTAGGTGAAGGTGTATAACCGTGCTTGTTAGGCTTGGTAGGTGGGTCAATCTCAGTGCGACTATAGCAAGTCTCGGTCACAGTAATGATTGCATCATGAAACGAGTATGTCTGTATCTTGTACAGCTTGTCGTGATCTATCTTAGTTCCCATTGGTAGTCTCCTATAAAAGTAAATGTCCCTGCCACTTGTATAGCAGCAGGGGTAGCCAAAGTCAACAATCAACCAGCGAAGTGACGCAAGCGGCGAGGGTTAGCCACATGGCGATTAGATATCTTCTCAAGATAAATAGTACGCTTAAAGATATGTAAGGCAGTCATGGTCTTGAGGTGCTGTACACTCAAGCCACGGCTCTTAACCTTACGCTTACGGACGATACCTTTCTTACCAAGGAAGTTAAACCGAAAACCATTGGTGCGGTCATTGAGGGGCTTAGTGGCGATACATGCAAACATGAATTGTCTCCTTATAGGTTTGCTTAGTTAGTGTCGGATTGTCCGACGTTAAGTGTAGTCACCCTCGTAAGGGTCATAGTGATCAGGATCAGAAGGAACATAGGGTTCACATGAATATCTATAACGCCAAT